AGATAGAGTAGTATATATAGTGATCTACGCCACATCTGGGCCTCCACGAAGCCTCCGCAACAGCGTATCTTTTCAAAAAAGTTTTTGGCCATTTTTCTCAAAAGTGGGCCAAAACGAGACGAAACGTTGCAATTCCAACGAAAAGTCCTGGCCCACTTTGCGTTACAAACTGGGCCAAAAGTGGGCCAAAAGTGGGTTCACACATAGTCATAATCACACTCCACATCAGAAACGTTGGAATTGCAACGAAAAGTGGCAATTCGCCTCATCCTCCTCGGCAGGCACTCTAGTTCACTTTAACGATGTTTGAGCATGTTTAAGCAAAGTTCATCTAATGACCCTCCGAAAGTTTAACACCCGTATACACCAGTGTACATCAGCCCCAACAGCCCCAAATCTCCACTGACATTCGGTAGTTGGGTCTTAAACACATGGGTCATAGTGAAAGGTACCGCCCTTTTGCCCATCGCAAGGGGCATGCCGTTCGTCTTCGACGGAAAGGAGAATCATGTCGAAGCGCAATCCTGAGGGCATCATCCAGGACGAGATCGTTCGCCACGTCGAACGTCACCTCGGGGGCATCTGCCTCAAGAACGACGCCACGTCGCGTCAGGGCATCCCCGACCTCACGGTCTTCCTCCCCGGAGGCGCGACCGTCCTCCTCGAGGTGAAGCGGTCTCGACCCTCGCCCTCCTCTTACAGGCCGAATCAGCAGTACTACCTCGACCGCTTCCGGGAGATGCGCCACACGGCGTGGACGGTCTTCCCGGGCAACATCCGCCAGGTCAAGGACAACCTGGCCTTCCTCGCCGAGAAGGACGCGGCGTGATCTTCAACCAGCATCCGAAGCTGGAGGGAATGCACGCCTTCCTCTCGCCGAGCAAGTACCACTGGATCAATTACGATCCCACCGCACTCGTCGAGGCCTTCCGCCGGCACGAGGCCGCCGCCCTCGGCACGAGGCTGCACGCCCTCGCCGCGGAGCACATCCGCCTCGGCATCCGCATGCCCCGTAACCGAGTCACCATCAACGCGTACGTGAATGACGCGATCGGCTTCGGTATGACGCCGGAGCAGCCGCTGTTCTACTCCGTCAACGCGTTCGGGACGGCCGACGCCATCCTCTTCGACGAGAGGGCGTCCCTCCTCCGGGTGCACGACCTCAAGACCGGCGTCACGCCCGCGAGCATCAACCAGCTCCTGGTGTACGCCGCCCTCTTCTCCCTGGAGTACGAGATCCCGCCTTCGGAGTACACCTCCGAGCTCCGGATCTATCAGAACGACGAGATCCTCAAGGTTCGACCGAACCCCGAGGAGATCTCTTCCATCATGGCCACCATCGTCGACTTCGACACTGCCATCGAGAAGATGAAGAGGGGTGACCCCGTCGATGAGTGATCTTGCGCATGCCGGAAGGCCCCACGAGGGCTCCACGCCTCACTCCGGCCGCTACAAGTGGGGGTCGGGGAAAGATCCCTATCAGACCGCCACGGACTTCCTGGCCGAGGTCTCCCGCCTCCAGAAGAAGCTGGGGATGAAGGAGACCGAGGTCGCCGAGGGCCTCGGCATGAACACCACGGAGCTCCGGGCCAGGAAGACCGCCGCCAAGAGCGTGAAGCGGGAGGGGGATGTCGCCAGGGCCCGGCAGATGCGGGAGAAGGGGATGTCCTACTCCGCCATCGCGGAGAAGCTCGGCGTCTCGACCACGACGGCCAAGACCCTCTCCGAAGGGGGCATGCTCGCCAAGAGCGCCAAGACCGAGACCGCCGCCCAAGTGCTCAAGGAGAACATCAAGCAGCACAAGTACATCGAGTACGGCCTCGGCACGGAGATCGCTCTCGACTGCTCCACCACCCAGCTCAAGACCGCCGTCCAGATGCTGAAGGACGAGGGGTATGAGTCTCACGAGGTCTTCATCCGGCAGGTCGGCACCGGGAAGAGCAAGTTCACCACACTCAAGGTGCTCACCCCTCCCGGAACGAAGAAGTCGGAGGTCATGGAGCATATCGGGGAGATCCGTGCGCCCATGGTCCACATCGACACCGGGGGGAAGCTCACCGGCGTCATGCAGAAGCCCACCCCCATCTCCTCGAAGAGGGTGAAGGTGGTCTACGACGAGGACGGCGGCTCCAAGATGGACGGCGTCATCGAACTCCGTCGGGGCGTTCCCGAGCTCACCATCGCAAACGGCGTGTACGCCCAGGTGCGCATCTCCGTTGACGGGACGCACTACCTCAAGGGCATGGCCGTGTACGCCGACGACCTTCCGAAGGGCGTCGACGTCCGCTTCAACACCAATAAGAAGCGGGGAACGCCCATGACGGGTCCGAAGGACAACACGGTCCTCAAGCCGGCCGATCCCGACAACCCCAGGAACCCCTTCGGCGCCACGGTCACGCAGCGCCAGTACAAGGATCCGAAGACCGGGAAGAGCAAGCTCTCCGCGCTGAACTACGTCAGGGAGGAGGGCGATTGGGACGCATGGTCCCGAACGCTCCCGTCTCAGTACCTCAGCAAGCAGCTGCTCTCCCAGGCGAAGAAGCAGCTCAAGGTCACCCGGGACAAGCAGAGGGCCGAGTTCGATGAGATCATGCGTCTCACGAACCCGGTCATCAAGAAGAAGCTCCTGGAGTCCTTCGCCGACGAGTGCGACGCGAAGGCCGTCTCCTTGCAGGCCGCCCCCTATCCGAGGCAGTCCATCCAGGTCATGCTGCCTGTTCCGAGCATGAAACCCACCGAGGTCTACGCGCCGAACTACAAGCACGGCGAACGAGTGGCTCTGGTGCGCTACCCGCACGCCGGAACTTTCGAGATCCCGGAGCTCACGGTCAACAACCGCCACAAGAGGGCCATCGCCAGGATCGGGAAGAACGCCAAGGACGCCATCGGAGTCCATCACTCCGTGGCCGAACGACTTTCAGGAGCGGACTTCGATGGGGACTTCGTCCTCGTCGTGCCCAACAACGACGGCAAGGTCCGTTCGACCCCGCCCCTTCGAGGACTCGAGGGGTATGACCCCAAAAGGGCCTACCCCAAACGGGAGGGCATGAAGGTGATGAAGAAGGGACCGCAGACCCAGATGCAGATGGGTCGCGTCTCCAACCTCATCACCGACATGACCATCCGAGGGGCGACCAAGGCCGAGATCGCCAGGGCGGTTCGTCACAGCATGACTGTCATCGACGCCGCCAAGCACGAACTCGACTGGCAGCAGTCCGAGAAGGACAACGACATCGCAGGCTTGCGGAAGAAGTACCAGAGCGGACCCATGGGCGGCGCCGCCACGCTGGTCTCCAGAGCCAAGTCCCCCGTTTACAGGGAGCAGACCAGGGCCCGAAGGGCCAGTGAGGGCGGCGCCATCGACCCGAAGACGGGGGATCTCGTCAGAGTACCCACCGGAAGAGGGCACTTCGCCAAGATCAAGCGGCCCGACGGGACCTGGGAGACCACCGACAAGTGGATCCCGGAGATGGAGACCATCCCCAAGATGTCCTCCGTCAGGGACGCCCGCTCCCTCTCCTCCGGCACCAGGATGGAAGGGGTATACGCCGATCACGCCAACGCCCTCAAGCAGATGGCGAGGGATGCGAGACTGGCCTCCCTCCGTGTTGGAAAGCTCCCCCAGTCGAAAGCGGCCAAGGTCAAATACGCCCCCGAGGTCGAATCCCTCAAGGGCAAATTGAAACGGGCCTATGCCGCCAAGCCCAGGGAGCGACAGGCTCAAGTCGTGGCGAACGCTTCTGCTCGTCTTGCATTGCAGGACAATCCGGAGCTCCGCACCGATAAGGACGCCCGGGCCAAGATGGAAAGGCGGATGCTGGGTGAGGCGAGGGCCAGAACAGGGGCCCGCCGTTATCAGATCGAGATCACTGACAGGGAGTGGAAGGCCATTCAGGAGGGGGCCATCTCCCACAACATGCTCGATGAGATCATCCAGAACACCGACACCGACAGGGTCCGTGCTCTGGCTACGCCCAAAGCCGCCGCCTCAGTCTCAGCCGCTAAGAAGTCCAAGATTCGACTGCTCAAGAATCGGGGCTACACCAACGACGAGATCGCAGAGGCCTGTGGTATGAGTGCTTCATCCGTGGTGCGCCTCATGAAGGACGAGGGTATCTGATGATAGAGTGGGCCATCACCACGAAGGACAATCCATACAGTCCTTTCACGCAGTTCGATGATTGGTTTCACTACGACATCCTTGCAGGGTACTACACTTGTTCTTACCTCGACCACCTCTGGCAGGGCAGCACGGATGCTAGTGAGTTCGATCAATTCAATTCACTTCAATTGGCGATTGATGAACTCGTTGAACTGTTTCCTGAACTTTACATGAAAGTTCAAGAGACTGATTACGAGTGACAGCGCTTGGAAGGAGGCGCTCGCAGAGGGGGGGAGTACCCTCCGAAAGAC